CTGTTGCTCATGCTGTTCTCCGGTGAGATGAAGGTATGCCCCCTTTCGGGGGCACAGGGTTAGAACGGGCAAGACTCTTGATGACCGTAGTCATGCTCTTGCTGTGCCAGATCTAACTCAATTGAGACTGAGTTACTCCAGCATTCCCACTCACTCTCATACTCAGAGAGCTCGTTGATAGTCAACTCGTCTAGTGAGTTTGACTCTAAACCAAGCTTAGCTATGTACATGTAGTTCTCCATCAATGGTGGGCAGGATTGCCTCTTCCTCCGAAGGAGTGCCTTAAAAAGAGACCACACCCTGTCTAAGCGGTGTGGTTAAGGGTGATGGTTATGGCCACCCATTGCCAGAATGTTGCCTACCTGATTGCTTAATCCTAGCCGGTAGGCAGTAACTAGGATCGGAGACTTGCCCCGCGTAACTAACCTAACGATAGGTAGCCATAAGCCGTGAGGATCTACGGCGTGTTACATGTTTCTTATAGGCCACGTAGATACCGTGACCTATTAAGAAGATTGATGTTGTAGCTGCGAACACTACGATTGCACCAATCATGGCAACCATGAATAAGAACAAGATATCGATCATGTGGTGCTCCAGAGTAATTGGCAGAATTGCCCCATACTCCGAAGGAGTGCATGTGTAACGGGAGACTATCGGTAATGCAGATGGAGATAGATGATGTATCGGAGATGTAGGTAAGTCAGGTATATATATATAAATGCAGTACAGCTAGGTAGAACTGTGTCTGGTTAGCCTGTCACCCCTGCAGTAGGAGCAGAGGCAGCAGGAAGTATCCTATCTGCTCTCGTGCATACTATCTGAGCCTGTGTGTGTGTGTGTTGTGTGTTGTGTGTTGTGTAAAAAAGAACCACACCCTTTCGGATGTGGATGGAGCTAGTCCTTGAGTTGAGCCTCAAGTTGCTTGCGAGCATAGGCCCGTTGTGCGAATGCAGTATCCCGCATCTCGCCTGTGGTCTGCTCTGCTAAGTCCAGAGCGTTGTCGATAGTGGTGACGACTTTAGTTGCTGATGCCCAGAAGGCTGTCCAGAATGCTAACATGATGTATATCCTCGAGGTGGTGGCAGGATTGCCTAGTCCGCCGGAGGCGTCGTACCGGGGGGGTACTTTGTTATTTCAGCGGGGATACAGTAAGTAATGCACTGGTAGGTTAGTATGAAAAATCTGAAAAACCGGATCCCAAAATTATTTTCAGCATCTCCCCTACCCTGCTCTGTCCTCTAACCCCTAGTCTTTAGTAATCTCTAAGCGCTAGTCCCTGTCTAGTAATCCCTAATCTCTACAACCCCTAACTTACATAATACTGGACTAGTGAGGCACCTGTAGGCGTAGCCGGAAGGGTGCCGTAGCTAGTCCAGTATTATTACTAGATACAAACCAACATAAGCCAATACTAATCTAGTGGGAAAACTGGGCGGATTGGGTGGTTTTTGTTTCTTTGATGATTACCTAGCAAGGCATTCGGATTCCGGCCTACGGCCTACACCTCTGCCTTGCTAGGTAATATAAATAGGGATTGAGCGTTTGTTTCTTTCTTCTTCTTAATTACCTTGGCTTCGCCCTTCGGATTACGGCCTGCGGCCTCCACCTCGGCCTTGCCAAGGTAATGTACAATCATGCGTCTGCCGTTTTTGAGGCGGAACTTCTCAGAAGCTATCCAGCCTTTCTGGCTCAAAGAGAGTCTGTGTCGCTTGGCGGTGGTAGGACTCCAATCAAAGTAATCTGCGGTGGCTTGATCAGTGATGGGAGCGTTCTCAGTTGAGGCTAATCTGAGATAATACTCAAATAGGACAAGTGCGTGGACTCCTAGTTCTCGGATTAACTCCTTACGCTCGGAGTGTCCTAGTGCGTATCTGAGCTTAAATCCGTCTGTGTTTTTCCTGCGGTAATACTTGATGTGGTCTTCGTAATCTAAGGCGGGAATTGAGGTCATTTTATGGCTCTTCTGAGGGGGGCTGTTTATTCAAATGTGCTCCATAATACCCTATTGAGGCGCGGAGCGTCTTCTAAAATGCTATGCTGTGGCACACGTGGCGTGTGTTTAGACTCACTTATTGACTCTAAGTCATTGATTTGGTTAACTTAATTATTCTCATCTCTCTCTTAGAAGCTAAAGTGTTTTCAGTAGTGCTCCCCCGCTCCTTTTCCTGGCACATTCTGTCGAGAGAAATACCAGCAAATGGCAGATATTCTTGTGACACTGGCTTCCAAATCATACCCCATGGAGAGCCAAGTGATAGATCAGCTGATAGACGCACTGTTAGTTCGTGAGGGAGGTTATGTTGACCATCCCAATGATCGAGGTGGCCCTACCAACATGGGTGTTACCTTGGCAACCCTGGCAGCGTTTACGGGTGCCGCTACCACAGCTGACGATGTGAAGGCACTTACCCGCAAGATGGCAGGTGATGTCTATCGTGATATGTATTGGCGGGCACCTGGATTCGATCAGCTAGGACTCACCCACGTGCTCACTGAGATGGTTTTCGATGCAGGGGTACACCATGGCCCTGCCAGGGCCACTAAGCTCCTACAGAGCGCTCTAGGCGTCACAGCGGATGGCGTGCTTGGCCCTGTTACTCGTAGTATGGCTAAAACACTTCCCCCCATACAACTGGCAGCACGCTTCATGGGGGCAAGATTAGAGTATCTGGGCAAGATTGTGACCAATGATCCAAGGCAAGCGGTGTTTGCAGCAGGCTGGATGCGACGGGTAGCGGGACTGGTTTATGACATTCCCCGAGCTGCTATCTGAACATAATGCAGAAATGTCAGAAAAGTTAATGTGGGCAGCCTACAGTCGCCCGATACAGTAACTGAGACTGACTCATGTCAAACCCCATGCCGCTCACTGTTGACCAGTTTCGCCAAGCCTTGCCCGATAAGGTGAAGAAAACTGTAAACCAGCAGTTGATAGATAAGATTAATGTCACGTTGAGTGATCCAGAGCTTTATGAGACCTACAGGGACAACCTGCTGGGTTACTCAAAGATCATGGCCGAAGGTAAGTTTCGGATCACCAACTACATCGATGCTGTGAAATACGTGGGCTTCAAGCTCATGGGCAAGACTAACATCGAGTCTTACACCCTGACTTTTCCAGACAAGATGACAGGCTTTAACTCGCGAGGTGTGGCCGGTAAAGACATTGCCAGCTATATCACGGCATACAACAAATCCAAGTTAGTGAACCTGCTGTACGAGCAGACACTCGTGCCCTTCTGGGTACTAAACCAGGATATGTATCAGAAAGCGTTGAACGTTCAGGCTGAGCTGATGATTACTGCCAATAGCGAGAAGGTACGTACTGATGCCGCCAATTCTCTCCTTACGCACCTGAAGCCACCTGAAACCAGAAAGATTGAGCTGGATGTCTCAATTAAAGAAGATTCCAGCATTGCCCAGCTGCGCGAGGCCACATTATCCCTGGCACGGGCGCAACGTGCGTCAATGTTATCAGGGGTAGTTGATGCCCAGTACATTGCCGAGTCCCCTGTTGTTCTTGAAGGAGTATCTTACGATGCCTAGTTACTTTATTCCCGATCCACTGTTCCTGTTTAAAGTTGCAGAAGGCCTGGCGGCTGTTCCTACGGAGGATATTAATTTTATCATCCCAGATATTTCTTCTCCCGAGTTTCGTTCAATCATTGGCACAAATGGCTTAGGGCAAATTACTGTTATTGGTAACAGCAAGAAATTGATTGTGGACTGGCAGAATGCAGTCGGGATGGAATTGGATGAGTGAGGCAGCGAACTTTGATGTGGCTAAAGCGCTTAAGATGGAGCACTACTTAGGCAGTACCGATTACGGTGCGCAGCCTGACTACATACCCAGTGAATTTGCGCTTGAATTCGTCACGTTCATTAAGCTGGTTAACGGCGTGGACGGAGAAGAGAACAAAACCCCCATCGTCCATTACCACATGCTGGATACCCTGACGCTCAATGGGGCAAGGATCGCCAACCTCTGCCATCGCGGCATCGCCAAGACAACAGTCATGGGTGAGTATCTGTTCTTGTACATTGCGGTGTACGGGAGCGTCCCCGGCTTTGGCTCTATTGATCTAGCGTTGTATGTTTCAGACTCGATAGAGAACGGGGTCAAGAACATGCGCAAGAACCTGGAGTTCCGCTGGGAAAACTCAGAGTTCTTACAAGAGTACGTACCCAATATCCGCTTCACAGATATCCGCTGGGAGTTTAGAAACCGCAACAACAAGGCTTTTATCGTCAAAGGTTACGGCGCGAAGACGGGTGTTCGAGGGGCTAAAGAGATGGGCAAGCGGCCCCAACTGGCTATCCTTGATGACTTGCTGTCCGATGAAGATGCACGATCTGCTACTGTCATCAGCGCCATAGAAGACACGGTGTACAAGGCAGTTGACTATGCGCTGCACCCAAAGAAAAGCTTAGTGATTTGGTCAGGCACGCCCTTTAATGCAAGAGACCCATTGTACAAGGCTGTCGAATCAGGCGCATGGACAGTCAACGTATTCCCCGTCTGTGAGCGCTTTCCTTGCCCACAAGAAGAATTCCGCAGTAGCTGGCCTGATCGTTTCGATTATCACTACGTGAAAAGCAAATATGATACAGCAATCAAGCTGGGCAAGGTCGATACCTTTAACCAGGAGCTGATGCTACGGATCATGTCGGATGAAGATCGCCTGATCAAGGATGAAGACATCCGCTGGTACAGCCGAACTAACCTGCTAGATAACATGTCCCGATTCAACTTTTACATCACAACGGATCTTGCCACTAGCGCCAACACTGCAGCCGACTACTCGGTGATCTGCGTCTGGGCGTTTAATAACAATGGCGACTGGTTCCTCGTGGATGGTGTCTGCAAGCGCCAATTGATGGACGCTAATATCCACGATCTGTTCCGCTTTGCTCAAATCTATCGACCGCAGTCAGTGGGCATCGAAGTCAGCGGCCAACAGGCAGGCTTCATCCCATGGATTCAAGGTGAAATGTTAACCCGCAACATTTACTTCTCCTTGGCCTCAGAAGGCAACAAAGGTAGCCCAGGCATACGGCCTACAACCAATAAGATGGTACGTTTCAACGTAGCAGTCCCCCTGTTTAAGGCAGGCAAGATCTACATGCCACAAGAAACCAAAGAGTCTTATCTCGTGACTGAAGCTATTGATGAATTAAGTTTGGCTTCTCCTGGCGGATTTCGCAGCAAAAATGATGACTTTATAGATAATGTATCCCAGTTACCGCTGCTCAACGCTTGGCGGCCATCTCAGCCAGGGGCCGTCAGTGATGACGGCACTGGACGCTGGGGAATTGAAGAAGAAGATACTGAGGACTCCGTACTCAGTTCATACATTGTGTGAGGATAATATGTTACTAGATGATATTTATGACCAGCTGGCTTATGGCGAGCTTCGTCGCGTTGTAGTGGGCGCTGGTGACATTGACTCAGACGATGACGGGATATCCCCTGAAAACTTTAAACGGCTCTTGCCCTTGGTAAAGCTGGGGCTTACTGAGCTGCATAAACGATTTTTGTTGCGTGAACAAGAATTCAAAGTAGAGCTTATTGCGGATAAAGTGTCCTACAGCCTGACTTATCCGTTTGCCCAAAGTAATGCGGCGTCCGTAGAAGCAAAGTATATCAACGACTCGGAAGAAACGTTTGAAGATAACTTAATGCGCATTGAACGGGTCTACGGCACCTACCAGCAAAAAGAATACTTACTGCCTATGAACCAGCTTACTAATGTCGAAGCTGTGAGGACACCCAGGTATAACTCACTAGTCATCCCCAGCGACACTATAGCAGCGCCTTGGCT